CCCCTATATATAACTATATCCCAAAATGGAAAATCTGAAATTTCAAAAAGAGGTGGGAACAGTGGCTAGACCGTCGAAACCGGCAGCAGTAATTGAAGCAGAAAAGAAGTCACATAGAACCAAAGCAGAGATTGAACAGCGTAAGAAAGGTGAAACGGCATTACTCTCTAACTCTCCGCTATACGAACGTGGCGAGGTAAAGAAAAACAAGCTTGCTCACGCTGAATTTTTGCGAGTAGCTGAATTAATGCAGTCTATCGGAAAAGACGATGCACTGTATTCCTCCGGACTTAATACATACTGTCAGCTGTACGCTGAAATATCTGAAATGGAACATCAGAAAAGTGAGATTGCTATTCTTGCAGAGGAACTAAAAGAAAAGTTCGACACTCTTCCTGCAATGGAATATGACGATATATTGCAGTTTACAAAGCAAGTTACAAAGCTTGCAAGTATGCAGTTATCTATTGGCAGCGAAATAGACAAGAAGCGCAGGCTTATGCTTGCTATTGATAAAGAAAACGTTATGACTATATCGGCGGCATTAAGGAGCATACCGAAAACGCCTGAAAAAGCTGAAAATCCGTTGATTAAGGCGTTGATGGGCGAGGAGGATTAAAAAACTAATGTGACTATTCTTGAAAGTAAAGCCGTTTCTTATGCAAAATGGTGTATAGAACCAGACAATAAAAAAGTACCAAAGTATGTTAAGAAACAATGTGAAGCTTGGCTTAATATCGTTAATGGTAAAGACGAGGAAGCTTATACTGACGATAAAATGTTCAGTAAGCTTTGTAAACTGCTTAAGCTGATAATACATCCTGACCTACAGAAACCGCTTATAGACTGCATGGAAGAATATGCGTGGCTGCTTATAGTTGCGGTATTCTGCACGAAGAATAAAGCTGACAATACAAGATATTACAGAACGGCTTTGCTTGAAATCTGCCGTAAAAATTTTAAGACATTTTACAGCGGCGTTATTTTTATTATTGGCATGCTTACGGAGGGCAAGTTCTGCCGTTTCTTTTCGGTTGCACCTGACTTAAAGTTATCAAAAGAGTTACAGATTGCAATTAAGAAAATAATTAAATCGTCTCCTACATTATCGGAGGAAATATTCAAGGCTTTACGGAGTGAAATACGATGCCTGATAAACGATAGTGAATATATTCCGCTTGCATATTCAGAGGATAAAATGGACGGCAAAATGGCTAATATTTTTCTTGCAGATGAAGCAGGAGCAATGGACGATTACCCTGTTGAAGCAATGCGATCTTCACAGATTACATTGAGAAACAAGCTCGGTATTATCATAAGCACTCAATATCCTAATGACAATAACGTAATGCTGACCGAAATTGACATAGCAAAGAAAACGCTTGACGGATTTATGCCGAATAAGCGTTATTTTTCGTTACTTTATGAGCCTGACGACGAATATTTAATCAATGACAAGTGGAAATCAGATGACCTTGTAATATATCAGTCAAACCCTGTTGCGGTTGCTTATCCTTATATATTTGAGGATTTGCTCGAAAAGCGTAGTATAGCTGTCTTGTACGAAAATAAGCGTGAAAATTACCTTTGCAAGCATAACAACATCAAATATAAGTCGCTTGGAGTTGAGGGATATGTTGACGTAATTAAGCTTAGGGAATGTAAGATTAAAGAAGATTTAAGTTTTTGGGAAGGTAAGCATGTATGGCTTGGGCTTGACCTCGCACAGACAGATGATAATGTTGCTGTTGCAATGGTTACAGAGCTTGACGGCGTTATCTATGCTAAGACATGGGGGTTTATCCCTGCCGATAGCGTTAAACTTAAAACATCACGTGAAAATGTTGATTATAAAAAGCTTATCCGTGATGGAGTATGTTTTCCATGCGGTGACAGCGTAATTGATTATAGCTATGTGGAAGATTTTATATTGAGCCTGCCAAAAAAATACGGTGTAAGGATTATTAATCTTGGCTTTGACCGATATAACGCAATATCAACCGTTCAAAAGCTTGAAAGTGATACCAGAAACCCGATAGAGTGCGTTGAAATCAAACAGCACTCAAGCGTATTACACCGCCCGACAAAGTTATTGAAAGAGAGTATTCTTCACAAGTCATTCAGATATGACGAGAATGAAATGCTTGAAATCAATTTCCAAAATTCAAGGTGTACCGAAGATACTAACTTGAATAAGTACGTCAATAAAAAGAAGTCTTCCGGTAAGGTTGACTGCGTTGTTGCATTAATTAATGCATTATATCTGTTACAGCTTGAAATTGAAGCGCCAAAAGCATGGGGCGCACAGGTATTTTAAAGAGAGGTGAAAAAATGGGACTATTCCGAAAAAAAGAAAAAAGAGCAGACGAAACAAGCGGAGTTTCTTATGAGGACAGTCTGCTGACGGCATTGCTTAACGGCAGTTCGCAGATGATTACAAGGGAAAATGCTTTGAAAATTCCTGCGGTATCGGCTTGCGTTAATTTAATTGCAGAAAAAATAGCTAGTCTTCCGATTAAACTTTATGAAAAGGTTGACGGAGAAGTTAAAGAAGTTGAGGGTGACAACCGAATTAAACTGCTTAATGGTGATACTGGAGATACAATCAATGCAGCTGAAATGCGCAAGCGGTGGGTTGTTGATTATTTTCTTGGCAAAGGTTCGTACACCTACATAGACAGTGATATTACAGGAAAAATAAGTGGCTTATACTATGTCGATGAACAGAATATATCTGTTACAAGTGATCCCGAACCGATATTCAAGAAATATACAATATTATGCAATGGCAAAGCATACTTCCCACACCAATTTTTAAAAATTCTGCGAAATACCAAAGGCAAAGGCGTAGGGACAAGCATTATCAGCGAAAGCCCTATTGTAATGAACATCTTGTATAATACTATGCTGTTTGAAAATGGCAGCGTTTTAAAGGGTGGTAATAAAAAGGGGTTTTTGAAATCCGAAACACAGCAGACAAAGCCGTCTATGGATGCTATTAAGGAAGCTTGGGCGCTGATGTTCAGCAACTCCAGCGATGTGCAGGATAATATCGTTGTACTTAACGCAGGAATGGATTTTAAGGAAACATCATCAACCGCTGTTGAAATGCAGTTAAATGAAAATAAGACAACCAATTCCACAGAAATATGCAAGCTGTTCTGCGTACCACCTGAAATATTCACAGGCAACGCTACAGAACAAGCTGAAACGCTGTTTGTGAAAAATGCAATTATGCCAGCAATCAATACGATTGAAGCTGCACTCGACAGTGATTTGTTGCTTGAAAAAGAAAAAGCTACAAGGTATTATGCCTTTGACGTAAGAGAACTTACAAGGGGCAGCACAAAGCAACGTTATGAAGCGTATGAAATCGGCTTAAGAAGTAACTTTCTCCAGCTTGACCAGGTAAGAAAAGAGGAAGACATGGAACCTCTTGGTTTTAATTTTATAAAACTTGGCTTGCAAGACGTATTACTTGATCCGAAAACAAACAAAATATATACTCCGAATACTAACGCCACAGCAGATTTAAGTATGCAGACGGCAAAAATCGGAGAAGAAAAGGAGGATATAGATGTCGCACCCATTGAAAATTAGTAATATAAGTTGAAAGTGAGGTGATCCGATTATCTCCCATGAGCGTGGGTTAAACGCTTTATTTTTATGTTCGATTGAAAGGAAGTGGTTACAACGAAAATTGAATTGAGAAGCGACAGTGTAACGATAAGCGGATATGTAAATGCGGTTGGGCGTGAAAGCCGTCCCATAAGCTCACCAACAGGAAAATTTGTTGAGCAAGTTGAACCGGGAGCGTTTAAGACAGCCTTAACACGTGCGACTAATGTTGATTTACTGCTTAACCATAAGACGGAAAAGAAACTCGGAAGCACTGCAACAGGTGAATTGAAGCTTGAAGAGGATAACATTGGCTTAAGAGCCGAAGCAGTTGTTTGTGATGCAGAAACCATTGAAAAAGCACGCAAAGGTGAATTGCGTGGTTGGAGCTTTGGAATGTACGTCAACAAAGCCGAAATCGAGCAGAGAGCCGAAAAAGTCCCCAAAAGGCACTTGCAGGACATTGATATTTTCGAGGTATCAATTATAGATACATCTTGTCTTCCGGTATATGCAGGGACAAGTGTTGAGTGCCGTTCCGAAAGTGATGTAATGGCTGAAACTCGTTTCAATGATGATGAAGTTGAAACAGTGAACAAGATACCGCCTGATTTATCTGAGTATGAGAAAAGAGCGTATGCGGTGGCTTTAAAGCCGTATGAAAGCAGGCTTGCAGAATTACGGTACAACCCATATCACGACCCGACAAATGGGCGTTTTACAGGTGCAAGCGGAAGTGGGGGGGCTGTTTTGCACGTTGGTAAAGGCGAAAAGGGTAAAGGGGTTTATGTCGTTGATGGTGTAATGTTTAATTCAACCCAAAAAACATTGACATCTGAAAACACTAATGATATAATAAACTCAATTCAAACGAGCGAAGTAATCAAACGATTGCATCAAAGTGGGATTGAATACCGAAAAGCAGAAAAACTATCCGAACAACTCGATACAAATGAAATAATACAAAGGGTAGGCGGTGGAGATGAAACAAAAGGCTCTTGTTCTTCACTTGCATTTGCTTATATTGGTAACAAAGGTGGGTTTGATGTTCTTGATTATAGGGATGGAGAAAGCAGAAGTTTTTTTGCGTCCAATTCAACAATCATAGAAATTGCTAAGTTATCAGGTGTTAAAAGCACTTTTGTTAAAGAATATAATGATTACAAAGCTGTAAAATCATTACTTGGGAATGTTGAAAATGGGAAAGAATACTATTTGCAAACAGGTAGGCATGCTTCTATAATTAGGAAAAGTCAAACAGGGTTTGAATACTTGGAACTTCAATCCAAAACAGACAATGGGTTTAAACCTTTGACAGATAAAGTTTTAAAAAAAAGGTTTAAATGCCAAAAGTCGCACACTTCTTTAAAATTCAAATATGAGGTGACTAATACACTAATCGAGTGCGAATCTTTAGGAAAGAACAGCGATTTTGAAGAAATTCTCGGTTATATTAATACATCAAAAGACAAACAAAAGAAAGGAAATAAAGGCTATGTTAAGTGATTTTTATAAAGAAAATGAGAGCGACTTAATTTGGTGGGTTGATGATATTGACCACACAGGACACTTCCTTTTTAGTTTTGACCAAAACAAAATTTATAATATGTTTGCTGATTATCCGCACAATTTAAGCAAAGAAGAAAAAGAAATTTTTGACAATGAAAACCCATACTGGAAAGATTTTTTCAAAGATAGACAATAAACTAAATAATGGCAAAAAACTTTTGGAACGTTGCAAACTTACTAAATTAATATTTTTAAAGCACTTTGAGAAATCGAGGTGCTTTTATTATGCCAATTCACAGTAATTCATCGTCTTACAACCGTAAGGCGATTTTTTATATACAAAAACAAATATTTAACCAAATTTAAGGAGGAAAACCACATGAAAACAGCAGAATTCAGAGCAGATACAATTAAGTCACTGACAGAAAAGAGAGCAGGACTTGTCGCAGATATGCAGACAATTCTTGATACTTCCAAAGCAGAAATCAGAGCGTTTACAGAGGAAGAAGACACAAAGTTTCAGGACATTGAACAGCAGATTAAGGACATTGACAGCACTCTTGCGGCTGAAAAGAGAGCAATCTCAATTCTTGCGGTGCAGGAAAATTCAAACACTGTTGCAGGCGCAGCGGAAACAGACAAGTCTAAGGCAGAGGTAAGAGCATTCATGGACTATGTTAATTCACAGTGCGGCGGTAAGGTATCACCTGAGTATCGTTCCGGCGAACAGAATGTTACTATGTCAAGCAACGGTGCTGTTATTCCGACAACCATTGCACAGATGATTATTAGCACTGTTAAGGAAATGTGTCCGATTTTTGCAAAGGCTACAATGTTCGCAGTTAAGGGAACATTGAAAATTCCAGTATGGGGCAATGCAAACACAAGTCACAATATTGCTGTTGGTTATCAGGCTGAGTTTACTGATATTACCGCAGATGCCGGCAAGTTTACTTCCGTTGACCTTACCGGATATCTTGCAGGAGCATTAACTCTTATTGGCAAGTCTGTAATTAACAACAGTGAAATTGATGTACTCGGCTTTATCGTTGCTGAAATGTCTAAGCAGATTGTTCTCTTCCTTGAAAAAGAATTGATTGTTGGCACATCAACAAAGGCAACAGGTGCATTGTCTACAACTACAACAGTAACTCTTACGAGTGCAACCAATATCACTGCTGATGACCTTATTACATTGCAGTCTAAGGTTGTTACACCTTATCAGGCTAACGCTTGCTGGACGATGTCACCCGCTACATTCACAGCAATCAGAAAACTTAAGGACAGTACAGGACAGTACCTCTTGCAGACAGCTCCAAACATTGCAGGCGGTTTCCCATTCATGCTGCTTGGTAAGCCTGTTTATATTTCCGACAATATGCCAGATGTTGCAGCCAGTGCAAAGCCTATCCTATACGGCGATTACAGCGGACTTGCAGTAAATATGAGACAGCAGATAGAAATGCAAGTACTCAACGAAAAGTACGCTACTCAGCACGCTGTTGGACTTGTTGCATGGTTTGAATTCGACAGTAAGGTTATTAATCACCAGAAGCTTGCTACAATCACAATGGCTGACTAAGAAAGCGAGGTAAACAATGTATAATACGCCTAACTACACCGAGCAAGGCGGTGCGAAAACCGTCATTGGCGGTGAAATTGATGTTACCGGTACACTTAAGCTTGACGGTGATGAAGTATCAGTAATTCCTGCATTTTCACTGTCAACAGCTACAACAGTATCAGGCATTAAGACAGATTTTAACCTGCTCATAAATGCAATGTCAAGCGCAGGACTTATTAAAGCGGTAACTTAATGTTATCGCTTTTTTCATGAAAGGGGTTAGATATGAAAATAAGTGAAGTAACCCTAAACGAAGTTAAAGCCTACTTACGTATAACAGACACGGACGATGACAGCCTGCTTGAAATTATTCTTGCGGCTGCAACGTCTTATATTTTGTCTTATACCGCACTTACAGCGGAGGAAGCTGACTTAATACCTGAGTTATCCATTGCATTAATGTGCTTATGCTCGGATATGTACGATGTAAGAACGTCACAAGCAAGCAATGACAAGCAGAACCCTATTGTAAGCACAGTCTTAAACATGCACAGGCGCAACTGTATAGGTGGTGTTTGAAGTGGTTAACGCTAGTAAACTAACTGAAAAAATCACATTTCAGCAGCAGTCTGACGAGGGTGAATGGGCGGACGTACTTACTTGCTTTGCTGAAATAACTGGCTTAAGCAATTCTGAGTTCTATGTGCAGTACGCAGGCGGTAACGCTGACGAGGTTGTAACTGTTTATGTTCGGTATAAATCGGCGTTAATGGCTTTAATACCGCAGACGACACGGATTATACACGGAGTAAATACTTACGATGTTATATCACCGCCTGATAATGTGCTGTTCAAGAATGTTGAAATTAAGTTCAGGGCAAGGAGGCAGATCAGCTAATGGGAATTGATGAAGTAATTGAAGTTTTAAAGGCTAACGGAATAAGCAAGGTTGCTTTATTTCCCGGCTATGTCACTTTGCCTAAAGATCACATTATCGTTACTTATGGCATGCTTAAGAAAACCGCACAAGGCGCTGACGGTTACGCCTTATATTGGGACATAACGTATCGGATATGTCTTTTTTACCGTGAGCAGAAAACAGCTGACGATTGGGCAATGGAAAAATTAATTGAAAATGGCTTAAGAACCTGCAATAACTTAACGGTTGAGTATGACTACAACGATACAGACAAGCTTGATATAACTTATATCGAGTTCACAACAACAGAAGAATTTTAATTATATAGGAGGATTAATATTATGGGTGAATTATCACAGTATACACTTGGCTCGGGACATCTGCATATACAGGAGTTTAAAACGCTCCCAACAGATTGGAACGAATTTTTCAGCTCGACTGACAACCTTATCGGAAGAATTAAGGGCGGTGCAAGTATTGAGTACACTACCGAGAAATACGAGGACGAGGACGATCTCGGTTATGTTGTAATTGAGGATATTACAAAGGAAAAAGTTATCCTTAAAACAGGCGTCATGACATGGGACGGTGATACTCTTGCAAAGCTTGGTACAACTGTCCGCACATCAACAGGCAATGACGGCATGGTAACTGTTAAGCTTGGCGGTTTGGGCAATCAAACTACTACTCGTTGGGTTATCGGCTTTGAGCATAAGGACAGAAACCTCCGTGTTATTATCGTGGGAAGAAACACAGAGGGATTTACATTCGACTTCAAACAGGACAGTGCAACGGTTATTGACTGCCAGTTCCGTGCAGAAGCAAGTGACAGTGAGGGAACACTCGTTATCATGCAGGATTTGAGAGGTTGCCCAGTACTTAAGTCATTGGCACTTAGTACATTGACACTCACTCCGACATTCTCACCGTTCGTGAAGTCCTACACAGCAGCTACAACCAACGCTACTGATACCATTACAGCGGTTGCTAAGACTAGCACCGATACGGTCGCTATCCTTAATGACAAAACCCCTGTTGTAAGCGGTGAGGCTGCTACATGGGTAACTGGTACTAATGATGTTACAGTGTCGGTTACACGTGGTACAACGGTTTATACCTATGATATCACGGTGACTAAGTTGACAGAATAATTTATTTTAAAGGGGAAAAACAATGTTTAAATTCACAGACTTGCAATACATACCGATAAACATTGCTAGTGGTGTAATCAATGTTCCTATATGTTCCAAAACAGTATGGGAACAGCTATGTATATGTAAGTCTGTTGATATTGCATGCGGTATGCTCACTAAGGACATACCGCAAAACTTCCCTGACAAGCTTGTGCTTGTGCAAGCGTATAAAGAAAGTATATTGAAAGCCAAAGAAGAGTTACAGCTTAATGTTCCGTTTTATCCCTCCAAAGATGAAAAAAACGATATTAAGCACACTATATATACATACCCTGACAAGATGGTGAGTGATTATTCGGGGTTGTCAATATATGAGGTTGACAATATATCAATATTGGAATATTGGCTCTTATTGCGTGACAGCTTTATTTATAAACTTGCACAAACAAAAGACGGAAGAGAATATTTAAACAATGCTTACCGCCTGACACAAACGGAAGCTGACGAGGATATAGAGTTATGAGCAGTAATAATAATCTTGTGTCTGTTTCGGAAGCTATTATTGATGGTTTTAGGCAATATTCAGCTGAAAAATCAGCAGATATAAAAAAGGAAACTACTAAAATAGCAAGGCAAGTTAAAGACGAAATTATTAGTAATTCTCCTGTTCAGCAAGTGCGGACACCTACAAGGCGCAGAAATACAAGGCGTGTTGCTCTCAATCCGAGAAGACAGCCGGGAGCATATAAAGCAGGGTGGACTACAGAGAAAAAAGAGCAGGGGCAAAGGCTTACTGTAAGAATTTACAACAAGACAAATTATCAGCTTGCACACCTTTTAGAGCTAGGACATAGAAACCGCAACGGAACATTTACGCAAGGCAAGGCTCACGTAAAGCCAGCCGAAGAA